ATCACACAGTCACGCCTGATCGAGTTGTGTGGCAGTCGCAGATCGGTCGTAATTGCCACACTAGCAGACCTCGAAGCGAGTCGGATTGTCATGTTTGAAAAGGGTCCGAAGAACGCAAAACAGTACAGTCCGACAGGCATGCTTTAAGGCCTTTTCTGCTGTTCCCGCTGCTGTTCCCGTGCTGTTCCCCCTTAAGTATGAGAAAACGGGAACAGCAGACAGAAAACCCCCCTTTGGAAACCCCCCCTGCGAGCATGTAAGTGTGCTCGCTTAGGGGTCTTAAGTCGAAACTGTCCCTGCGGGCCGGACGCTTACGCTGGCCCGCTAGTACAGCATCGACTTTTATGTTTGACAAGTGGTTTTATGTTTGGTAATGTCAACTTTGATGGTGCTGGTGGAAACACCTTTGGATTGGTAACTGAGCCAGCACTGTCACAGAGTGGTCTTATGACCAAAGGAGAAATGAGTTATGGGTTTCTTTTCAAATGCCACGTTCAACGATGGCGCATCACAGTTCGAAGCAGCTGTCGCAGGCTCATATGTCTGCCGTCTCGCAAACGTCGAGAGCATCGACCGACCATCGTACGATGATCCGAATGTTTTGCTTCCAAACTTCCGCTTCACCTTCGAAACCACTGAGTATGGCGATTCCAACAGCAACGCGTTTCGCTTCGTAAAGTTTACGCGCCAGGGCTATGGTTCCGACAAGGCAGCACTCACCATCCTGCTCGATGGCATGCTTGGACGCCGCTTGACACAAGCAGAGTTTCATAACCTTGACATCGACTCGCTCCTGGCTAAGGAGTGGATGGTCACTGTCGACTCGAAGCTCAACACGCGTGGTTATCAAACCAACGCCATCGTGTCAGTTTCTCCAGTCAGTGCCAAGAAGAAACTGACAAAGATCGCACAGCCAGCGATCAAGACTGATGACATCGAAGATCCATTCGGTGAAGACGCCAGCGAGTAACCTCTCCCGGTTGCCAACGACTCGCTGACGGAACCAGGCACATCATCCGAACGGTGTGCCTGGTCTTTTACTTTGAAGGGGAGAATCAATGTCGAAGAACACAAATATTGAGGAACGCAAACTCCTCATGGTGCGAATCAAAGATCTGAGAGCTGCTGGTCACAACATACGACGCACAGCTGAGATTATGGATATGTCTGAGAAGACATTGCATCGATGGATCAGGGAAGAAAATCCAGACAGGCCAGTCAAGAAAATGGATCCGTACATTTCGCTCGATGAAAAGACCGCGACCGTGATCAAGTGGGCGGAGCTCATCGCAAGCGGTGAGACACGCAGCAAAGCAGCCGAAGTCGTCGGTTATCCAATAATGATGATAAATCGATGGATGATGAGCGAACCTTCACTGCGGATTGAGTTCCAAGAATGTATCGGGAAGAAACAAAACAATTGGGGTGGTCGCAAGAGCTTCGATCAAATCCTTGCAGACGTGCGCGCAGGGCGTCCTGTGTGGCGTGATGGCGCTCGGTTCAAGCTTCAGCTGGTGGAATCTGCACTGATGCGATACGAGCTCGATGGCGCGAATGTTTGGCGATGCAAGGGCTTCGCGACACTATCAGGTAATGATGTCCTGGCGCGAGATTGGCTGGTGATTACCAATGAAGTTTGAACACGTAATACAACACTTGATGCATGGTAAACCGATCACACGCGTATGCTTTGATCACGATGTCTACATCCGATACTCCGACCTTTTTGAGGCATTCGTCATGCACACGGGAACAGAGTCGAAGACTCTACAAGGCCTCACACTTGATCCTGAGTCGCTGTTCGCGACTGACTGGATGTGGGGTGACGATCACCCTGTAAAGGACGAAATCAAGTGGACACAGACAACATCGTAAGGAGCATCATGGCGAAGCCATGGTCCAACACTTACCAGCTGCTCAAGGCCATCGGAGCGTCCGGCGACCAGGTCGATGAAGCATGGCGCGACTACCGTCGTAAGTACATGCGATCGCAACGGTGGCAGGACATTCGGACGAAGGCGCTTGAGCGATCAGGTAGGACATGTGAGCAGTGTGGCCGTCGACAGGAGGACGGCTACAAGCTCGATGTCCATCACATCACCTACATCAGACTCGGTGGTGAGCTAATGGAAGATGTCCAGGTGTTGTGCTACTTGTGCCACGGACAGCTGCACTACCGACGCAGAGTGCGCCAGGATGAGCCAGAATAGAAGCATGGCAAGAGGTAATACAACAGAACCTGAGATTCTCGCACAGGTCGAATCGGCTTTGATCGCTGGTCAAAGTCCTTCGGTCATTGCACGGTCGTGTGGATTACCACGCACGACCATCATCTCGATCAGGGACAGAATGACGACTCCTGTCGAACAGAGTCGACATGACATCACCACGACGATTCTTCCGACAAAGTCTCTCGATGATCTTCTGACATCAGTGCTCGAGGACAGCCTGAAGGCGCTACAGGCGATAGCACGTACAGCGCAGAGTGAGCGTTACATCAATGGCCAATCAGCTGCCCAAATTGCAGCTCTCCATGAGCGCATTGCGAACTTCTCGATACAACTTCTCTCCGCCGCAGCCGAACCAAGCCAGGACAACAACTAGCGCGCAGACGGCTCTCTGTTACCTTGACTACCTTCGAGAGACTCTCCCGCCTGGCTGGTCCTTCACGGCTCGGCATCTCATCGCCATCGCTTCACACCTTGACGCTGTGGAGCGTGGTGAGATCGACCGACTCGCGATTCACATGCCACCGCGCCACGGTAAGACTGAGACAGTCACGGTCCGATACGGCGCCTATTGCATCGAGAGAGATCCGTCCGCGAACGTGTTGGTCACTGGCTACAATGAACGCATCGCGAGGCGCTTCAGCCGTAAGTCCAGGCAGATCGTATCGTCCAGGACAAAGCTCGCGAAGGACAACGCCGCACAGGATGAGTGGAGCCTACCGGAGGGGGGAACCTTCATGGCGAGGGGCGTCGGCAGTCCTCCGACCGGTGTCGGCTTCAAGCGCATCATCATCGATGACCCCATCAGGAGTCGAGAGGATGCTGAGTCCGCGCTGTATCGTGACAAGGCCTGGGACTGGTACACCGACGATCTATACACGAGGCTCGAACCGAAGGGCGCTCTCATCATCGTCTCGACCAGATGGCACCACGATGACATCACCGCTCGCGCAATCAGTTCGGAACCTCATCGATGGACCGTGCTAAACCTTCCAGCCATCGCGGAGGAGAAGTGTCAGATAGGTCGAATGCCTGGTGAAGCTTTGTGGCCTGAACGATACGACGTGAAGGAACTCGGACGCATCAAAGAGGTCATGGTCGCGAACTCCGGAGACTACGGGTGGAGTGCTTTGTACCAGCAACATCCGACACCTCGCGAGGGAAGTTTCTTCAAGTCGGACAGGATTGTCATCGAGAGCGCCATGCCAAACTGCGCAAAGATGTCCCGCGCCTGGGACCTTGCAGCGACAGCTGGAAGTGGTGACTACACGGTCGGGGTCAAGATGGGCCGTGACACTGATGGCCGCATCTGGATTCTTGATGTCGTGCGTGGCCAGTATGACACCGACCAGCGGGATAGTATTATCAAGCAGACAGCTGCTCTCGATGGTCGTGGCATTCGGATACGACTACCGCAGGACCCGGGCCAGGCTGGCAAGAGTCAAGCCATGCACATGCTCCGGTTGTTGCATGGTAGTGCTGTGACAGTCCTGCCGGTGACCGGTGCGAAGGATGTGCGCGCTGAACCGTTCGCGAGTCAGGTCGCTGGCGGCAATGTCTACATGGTCGCAGCTGACTGGAACCGTACACTACTCGATGAGATGCGAGTGTTTCCCCTGGGGAAGAATGACGACATCGTCGACGCTTTGACTGACGCCTACGACGAGCTGGTCGGTCGTGGCGGTGGGTGGGGTGCAGTATAAGACATGATAAGGACACAATAGTCACATGGGACTCTTCGATCGCTTCATCGGCAAAGCCACTGCCGCGCCAAATGCACTCCTTCCGCCGCCGCTGAT